AAACCAAATAATGACTTCGTTGAAATTGCGAAAATAATCGCGGCACTCAATAAGATCTCGTACAGAAGAAGAACTGCGAAGACTAACGACAGGATAGAAAGTTTTGTACTTTTTGTACCAAGCAGATTGAATAGCCATCGCATCAAGTTCGCCCTCCGTTATTACTATTCTTTTTCCGGAGCTATAGAGTTGTTGTCCAAAGACTCCTCCTTTAACGGTTCCAATGCAGGTAAACTCTTTGGGTAGTCTTCTGACTTTGTAACCCACCAAGTTATTGCCGCTATAATAAGGATAGTAATGACAATCAATTTTGCCTTCATTGTCATAAGATACTTTAACATCATAATGTTCACTCACTTGTTTGTAAATTTTTCTTTCTTCGATACCTCGCGTATCAAAGAGTTCTTTAACTTCATTAAGTGAAGTTTTATTATTATTACTATATTCCATTGGTTCTGAATTCCCTGAAGCCAGCCACGGTTTTGTACAAGCAGCACCAAAACAATAAGAAGATCCATCTTCATAATACTGTCTATTGTCTTTACTACCACAAATATCACAGGGCTGATTTCTTTTTACTATGTGACCCATGAATATTTCTTTCTAATATCCTTTACATAACTTTTAGTTCTTTTACTAGGTATTTCACTAGGAATAAATCTAATTGCAGCAATTTGTCTATTATAAAATCTAGGCGTTATATTATCAGCTAACCTCTCTGTTAAACACTCACTTAACATTTGTAAATAAGCTTCTGCATAATATAACCCCCCTCTAGTTTTGTAAAGGTCTATTATTTTAAAATTAAAATTGTTTTTCCCGTATTTTCTTATATCTTTTTTTAAAGATGATGAAGAACCTATATAGTTTCTCCATGACATTTCTTTTCCGTACGTCCTAGATTTTTTCTTTCCACCGTGATAAAATTGTTTTTTACCTATATAAAATTGACTAGTTTTTATATTCTCTATACAATAAACAAAACCAAACCATTCCATTGGGTTAAATCTTAAATGATATTCCCAATGGCCTAATTCGTTTGTAGATAAAATTTTACTACACATTAAACTCTAAAAGATCCTCAAATTGTTTCTTTTCTAAATTAAAGTAATCATTGTGATCTTTCATTAAATATAATAATTTTCCATTAATCATTAAGTTATCATAAGCTTCGTCTATTTCAGAAAACTTTTTCATATATTCACAACAAACAATAGATAATGCATGATGACTAGATTTTGCATCTTTAAGTAATTTTTCTGCTGTTTTAGGGCCTACACCTTTAACTCCAGGAATATTATCTACAGGATCTCCCATTAATAATTGTTTGTAAAAGAATAAACTAGCTTGTTGAGGTGTTATTTCATATATTTCTTTTTTTCTAGGATTGTAATGTTTTCCTGGAATACAATCGAGATCTTTATCCACCGATACTACTATATAAGGTTGTTTAGTTTTTTTCTTTTGATACGCCCAAATGCTAACAAGATCATCAGCTTCGCAATTTTCGGTGTACACACAACCTTCATAATCGTTTACAATATCGGATTTCAAATCATGATACCATTCAGGTCTTGTTGATTTTGACTTTGCTCTGTTAACTTTATATTCAGGATAAAGTTCTGTTCTAAAGTTGCTTTGGCCACCCATAGCCATAGCGTAACCCTCTGTAAATAATTCTTCAATTATTGATTCAAACAAACTATCAAAGTTTTCTCTAGCTTGTTCTTTAGTTTCAGCTTCCCACATTGACATGTAAACTAAAACATCTCCGTCTATTAGTGCATACATAACGTTTCCTTTTTATTCTTTAACGTCCACTATGTTTTTTTAATACGTTAGGAATATGACCAGTTAAGGCTCTTTTTTCTAATTTAATATAATTTTTCATCATTATATCGTTCATACTAATGTTATGGTGATTTGCAATGCTAACTACATACCAAAGTATGTCTCCAAGCTCACTCTCTAAATCTTCTTTAGCATAATCATCTTCATCTATTAATTCTTGAAGCTCATCAATTTCCTCTTGCAACCCATTACAGAATAATTGATCTGGTTTTGTTATTCCATTTAAATTACAAAACTCTTTTATAATTTCACTGTATACATCTATATCCATTTCTATTTGCAATTTTTTCTTAACCTTCTAGTTTGGAACATTCCTTCAGGACTACTAAGGGAAGCATAAACATCTATAAGCATATTGTAAGTCAAAAACACACAATCATGTTTTCCAAGATCTTCATCGAATTGTCTTATTACAACACCATCATCATCTTGCAATATAACTTGAACATCTTCATAGTTATTATCTTCACACATTACTGTAACTATTGTAGCATCTGGCTCTATCTCAACTGTAAACATTTTTTAAATGCTCCTCTAATTGATCACTGCCGCCAATTATTTGCATTATTACAGGTACAGTGTTCATGTCTAACTGCTCTTTTATTAAATCTCTATAGCCTTCTAATTTTAAATCAGACAACTCACTTATATTAACATATTTAAATGTTTTGTCATTTGCAACTAATGCTTCTTTAGCAAGATCACACCAAGAGCAATTACTACGCCCTATAATTAAGTATTCATAATTTTTACTCATTTATTTTTTCCATAGCCTCCTTGTAACCATCTTCATATCCATCATCGTAACCATCTCTTTTACCCTCATCATATCCGTCTTCACGACCTCTTTCATAACCTTCGTCTTCAGCTTCTTCTAATTCAGTTATTCGATGAGTTTGACTAAGAAGTTCTAATATATCTTCTTCAAGTTCTTCTACTTCTTTTTTTAAATCGTGATAAGAAATATTAGGTTGCCAATATTTCAACTTATCATGAAACTTATCAAATTCAGATTCAACAAACACTTTAAAACTTGTAGTTATCGCCATACTGCATCTCCTGTAAGAATTATTGCATTACCTAGTAAATGCATTCCAGCTATGTAGGATGCAAGCTTGTTATAGGGAAGATCTAAAAGCATTCCGTTTTCATTAACTAGAATCATTTGCTTTCCATCCATTTGAATGTTCATTCTGTGCGCAGGAGTAGGAGCAATTTCAACTGGGCCACCTACTATTTTTTGAGCTTCTTCTAAACTTGGTCCTACTTTATCGAAGTGGTGTATTTCTGTTAGCTGCTTCTCTTTCTTTAGACCGTTTTCTTTCTTCATCTGTAAACTTCCTAACTTTGTTTGTATTACTTTTTTTTATACCAACTTTAACTACTAAGTCTTCGTACTCAACAGATTGATCATGCAGTGCAAGAGCTTCTTCTTGAGTCTTGCACCACATTGTGGTTTGCACTTGTTTTCCGCTTATTAATTCTATGAACACAGCGTATTTTTTTGTCATTAGTGAACCTCATAGTAATCGTTTCCGATATTACAGTCTCCACAAGTCATTATGTTAATTCCATATTGCTTAGGAGCTTCGTCGAAGCACTCCATAATTATTTTTCTTGCTTCTTCTGTTTTGCTTTCTTCAATTTCATAAGTTACTTCATCGTGATAAAATAGAAGTATTTTGGAGTCTATTTTAGCTTCTTTTAGTTTTTGATGAATTAATCTTACAGTAGCTTTCATAACTACTGCCTCAGAACCTTGAATTAAGTAATTCAAAGACTTATGTTTTTGATCCTTGCTAAGAAATATAGGCCGATTATCAAGTCCAAATATATATCCTTGTTTTGAGATATCATTAGTAGTATTTTGAATAAGTTTAGCTAGTGCAGGTAAAGCTTTTTTATACCTGTTCATAGCTATTTTTGTTTCATCAACACTTTTGTCAATATAACCACTAAGTTTTTGAGCACCTGCACCGTATAAATAGGCAAAGATAAATCTTTTTGCTTGGTTTCTATCGCAGCCTATAATGTCTGCATTAAGTTGATGTACGTCTCCTTCAAGAAGTTCTTTTGTAAATTTTGGATCTTTCATAAAGTGAGCAAGCAAACGAAGCTGACAAGCGGCAGAATCGGCACTAACCAGTTTATACCCTTTTCTTGCGATAAATAATTTTCTAATTTCTGGACCAAGCGTAGCTTTTCCGCTAGGTAAGTTGGCAATAATCTTGTGAGTTTGCCTGAAAGTTGGGGTTCCAATATTAAATACATCACCATGCAAACGATTGCTATTGTCAACATATTCTTGCCATCCTTCTATAATTGATTTTCGTGATCTAAGTGTATAGTATTCACTTAGTTTTTTTCCTATGTCACCTAACTGTTCCAGTGAACTATCCGTGAGCTTTGCGGAGACCTTTCTAAATTCTCCGTTAGGTAGTCTCTTGTAGTTCCACTCGTCTGGTTTCCACCCAATAGTTCCGAGGTAACTCTTAACCGTATCAGTATTACCAATGTCACCATTAACGAAACTAATACGACAGTGAGCACCCCAAACGGGGCTATCATTAACAGTGGTGCCATCAGGAAGCCCAAACCAACGCTGAACGTGCGAATTAAGTTTTCCTGTTTTCGTGTAAGTCGGTTTCTTTTCAATTGCATACCTTTTACCCGTTGTAGGTTCATGAGTTATTATGTCATCAGATGAATCTACATCTGATACATTTTTAACAGGCACAGGCACATGATCCGGATCTGTAAGATCAACTGTGTCTTTATAAACACCAATTGTATTTGGATCTACAACGGATACCTTTGCTTGTAGTTGAGGGTTTATTTCTTCTGCAATCTCTTGCATTCTTTTATCAATAGAAGTTAAAAGTCTTTTAGACTCCTCTACATTAAATAGCCAACCATTCTCACACTGCTCTGCCATTATAGCGTCCATGTCAATTTCTTGTCTTAACGCGTCTAGTATTTTTTTAGAGTTTGTACTTTTTATAAATTTTTTTGTTTCTTCTAATAAGTAATTAAATACTTTTACAGTTAATCTTACATCTTGTTTCATATAAGTAAACATTTCTTGGTTAAATTCTTCAAAGCCTCCTGAGTAGTCTCCTTTAAAATCTTTAAAGAATTGACCCCATTGCTTAAGAGAATGACCAAAACCAAATCGTCTGTAATTAAGTACCTGAGACATTACTTTAGTGCAATATATTTTAGCTTTTGGCTCCCAACCAAAAAGCTTTTTTAAAGCTGGAATATCATAGCCATTTGCGTTATGCGCGATTATAACTTCAGCTTCATCAAGTTTACTTAAAAATTCCTGCGACTGGTGGGGAAGAAACCAAAATTCTTCCCCTGTATCAGGGTTGATAGCACCAGCACAATGAAATTTAGATATTTTTGGTAGCAGATTGTCTGCTTCAATATCAAAAACTAATCTCATTACGGTTAACCTTAGTTAATTTTGTGTGATGAATTTCTCCGAGTTCTTTGCTATTCCAACGAGACGCAAGCGCTAAACGACCTGTTCCATGACCTACTATTCGAACAATAGTGAATCTTTTGTTTTTATAATAAACTCTTTCTCCTAGAGCAAATTTAGGGAAAAATTCTCTTTTATATTTAAACATTTTTAACCTCTTGATCATAATACTTGTCTATTTGTATTGTTTCTGATTCTTTGTATAGCTCATAAGCAATTAACGCTTCGTGTATTGCCCTCCGAATAGTTACATCTGGATACCACTCTCTATACATTTTTGCCATTATTCTTACTAAACTATATTTATACAATTTCTTCCTCGTTGTACTCATAGACTGGTTTGTGATTATATTCGTAGATTATTTCTCTTTTTTCTATTCTGACATCAAGCCCGTCGTCTCTTAAACTTTTCATTTTATTATGGGCTATTTCACTAGTGGACACAACACAATCGTGATCACTTTCCCAATACTTAGAAATATCACACCACCAGTAAATTTTGTAATAAGTCATTTTAAGTCCTCTCCTAACAACTTTATTACATCTGTTATTGATTCTTCGATTCTTTCGTGAACCTCGTCTAAAATTTGTGATTCGTATTCTCCCGTTTCTTGAAGCCAATGCGCCGTTGCTTCTAGACATTTTAAGACATTTTTTATATTTTTTTTATTAATAATAAAAAGCCTTTCTTGATCGTTAACGGCCTCATCATAACCAACATCCCAATTATCAATTTCTTCTTGAGTCAACACTCTTCATCTCCACTTTGCGATATATTTTCTACTAGAACTTCGTGATTATATTCTGACAAATCTGCGTACTCTACCCAATTGTGAGCGTGATCATAATCTTCTGCATCTATATACTTTTCGTATATTTGTACTATTCTAAATTTAGGCATTCTCTAAAACCTTTACAAGTCTGTTAGCGTACCATTCTATTTTCTTAGCATCTTGAATTATAGAGTCTTTTCTTCCTAGCCGACAAGCATACTTAAATATTTGACCAAGCAGGTGGCCTTCTACGCCTTCATGATGCTTTAAGATGTACTCCATAAGATCCATGTATTCTAAACCTTCTGGATATTTTTGATAAGCTTCTTTTGGTATCATCTTATAATGTTTTGGATTTATAACAGGATCATTTGAATAAATTTTTTCTATTTTAATTTGTGGTAGTTCTCCAACAACTGCGGATTCTATTTTATCATCTACTATTTCAAATACAACATCAGGTGTTTCTGTAAAAGCTGTTGAAGGTACTGCATTAACAGGTGGATTATTTTCTCCATAAAATCCATACTCGTCAAATCCTTTTTTAGATTTAAAAGGTGTATTCCCAAACATAAGTTCTTCAAAGGATTTTTCTTCATTTTTAATTTCATTCATAAGCCGATTTTCAACCCTATTATATTTTTTAGCCATATATTCTTTGTCTTGCTTTTCTTTAAGAAATTTAGACCATTCCATTGCATCTTCATTAGTTATTACAATAGGAAAGTGTAATTTTCCTTCTTTATCCCAAACTACTAAAATTGTTTTTTGGTTTATATTATATCGACCTCGCGCCAAAGCATTTCTTTCACTTCTATAATCTAAGGCTCTTTG